CGCAGGCGCGCTGGCGTCAATAGTTTATAATGCGCTGGTGCTTGCAGAGGAAATGAAACTCCCATTCAACGAGATTTGGGACGAAGTCCAGGGCGCGAACATGAAGAAGACGCGAGCGAAAAAAGCTGGCGATTCCACCAGGTCGACTACGCTCGATGTCATCAAGCCTAAAGGATGGATGCCGCCGAACGTTGCCGGGATCTTGAACAAGCACGGCGCGGCTATCCCGCTCAAGATATTCAGGATCAACAGACACATACTTGGCGCATATGATCTGTCGCAGGCGATTCATTTGTATAAGATGCATCGGAGCGACGCGATCGAGATATCCGTCGAGCTATCGGATGATGAACGTGTAAGCAATACGTGGCATCTATTCGGCGGCGCGACATATGCTCCTGGAAAACGCGTGCGAGATTTGATTCCAGAAATAGAGCTACAGGCACCGCCTTTTATTATCGCAGCAGGTGGTGCTGGATTCACCGGAACTGTTTAATTATATTATCAGTTCTCCAACTAAAGTCGATCCATGATTACGATATTCGAAGGTCCAGATGGATCTGGTAAATCGACGGCTGCGCTAGCATACGCAGAGGCAACGGGCGCAACGTATAAGCATTGGGGACAAGTCAATGATCCATTCGGCGAGTACGTTGGCTACCTGGCCGACGCAATTCCCGAAGGCTCCGATATCGTATTCGATCGCTTCTACCAGAGCGAACTGGTGTATGGTCCACTGTTCCGGCAGTCAGAAAGGATTGGTAAAAGAAAGTGGCTACTCGAGTCGATATGCGCAGGTAATAAGGCGGTTGTCGTCTTGTGTATGCCGCCAGTTAAGGAGATCAAAGCTAATATCCAGGCAAGAAGCGACGGCGCAGATATGGACGGCGTGCCTGACATGATCGACTCGATATGCTTCGCGTACGTCGATATCCTGGGCGACCTGCCGTGGCTTCTTTACGACTACACGACATGCAATGGTAGTCTTATGGATATGATCGCAGAGACAAGATCTATTGCGTACTCAAGATGATAGGGACGCATGTATATCCGACAGCAACGGCTGCCTGGGAAAAGATTATCCAGCAGCTGGTGGTAACCGTTAACGGCGTCGCGCCGCGCGGCGAACCAACGCGCGAGATCCTTCATGCGTCAGTCGGATTCCCAATGTTTCATCCGGTTGTGACGCGAATTAACAGGCGCCTTAACTATAAGTTCATGGTAGCCGAGGCGCTGTGGATTTTGTCTGGGAGAGATGACGTCGGATACCTCGCTAAGCACAGTAGCAATATGCTTCAGTTTAGCGACGATGGTGTTACATTGTCCGGCGCATACGGACCGCGCGTCGCATCGCAATTTAGCTACGTGGTCGAGAAGCTTAGAGAAGACGAGTCGACCAGGCAGGCCGTACTTACCACGTGGGAACGTAATCCGGCGCCGTCAAAAGATATCCCGTGTACGATTGCGATTACGTTTAACATCAGGTATTCTTATCTGAACGCGCATGTATTTATGCGCTCGAGCGACGCATGGCTCGGAGTACCGTATGACTTTTTCAGTTTCTCATGCATCGCGATGGGCATTCTTGCCGCGCTGAATGACGGCCGGGAATCCGGCAATCGTATCTATCCAGGAGTCATATACTGGACGGCAGCCAGCAGTCATTTGTATGATCGAGATATAGCCAAAGCGGAGTCATGCCTGGGCATCGGGAACGGCAACTACGAGACCGAGGCGATTCCGCGTGCGTTTACAAACAATATGCAGGGATTTAAGGCTTTATGCGATGAGCTTGATAGAATACAAACCTGCGCCGTCGTCGATCGTCCGCCATGGATTCCCAAAACCTTCGTTACGTCTGCATCAATAGTTAAGTAGCAATGCTAAGCAGGAAACGAATCGCGAGGAATAACATGATCCAGGCAACGCTTCGCGACGTCATCGAAATAGTCAACCAGCCTGTCAGCGAAAAGCTTACGCAGTTCGAATTAAAAAAAGCAGCCAAATACTTAGAGCTTGGCCAGGAGAAACTGGGAGAAGCTTGGGGCGAGCTTAAGCCATCGCTCAGACGCACGCGGATATCCGTCAACGGCTATATGCGTGGCCGAACCGCGATATCGCTCGAGTTATCCTGGGCAACGCGCGTTCTATTAGCCAGAAAGATCCGGATCGAGAACCCGGACGTACAAATACCGGATTACTTGTTGTAAACATCGATGAGGAGCGATGTATGGCAGCCAAGAAAAAGCTTAGCGATCAAGACCGCCGGATAGCTAATCATATAGCTATTATCAAACTTAAAGGCGTCAGGAATCAACATCAGCCGCTAGACGAGCAGCGTAAGCGGTTGTACATGAATGCTTGCGCCGAGATCGCAGTATGCACGAGCCTCGGCCACCAGTATCGCGGCGCCCAGATAGGCGGCGTTCCTATCGGTATTTCGATCGGGCCGTTAAAGATCAGGGTCGCATACTCGAGCGTTGCAGGCGGAAGACTAATGGTCAATGAACAATGCTCGCAAGCAGACGTTTTCGTGTTGTGCGAAGGCAGCGACAAGGAGGTGGAGATCATAGGATGGATACCTGCCGAGCATTTCAAAACCGCTGCCTATATCAAAGAGCAGCGCGGGAACACGACGTATGTGGTCGACAGGCACAAGCTGCAGCCGTTAGCTAGATTACAAGACCTCGTTGATGAAAAGATTGCGTCCGCTCGAGAACGAAATCGTAATATCGAGTCGAATCAAGGAGCATGACGGTAAGGTATTGAAGCTGCCCGTAGGCAGCAGGTACATCAAGCTTAAAACGCTGGCTGGAGAAACTATCAATTACTTACAAGCAGACTGCGTAGATGGATTCGGGCGCCGAGTATTCGAGGAGGATACCTGTTAACATTCGAGATATACTGCCGAACATTAGATCGGACCTATATCATTTTGTTAACGACGAACGCAATGAGATGACGCAGTTCTTCCGCTGGGCAAAATCATGCGAGCGGATATTCCCTGAACTCGCGTTGCTCTACGCTATCCCGAACGGACTTAAGCGCGACGGTACAAGGAGCGAGGTAGGTACGCGATCTGGAATTCCAGATATCCATCTGCCTGCCAGGTCTGGCAGTTTCTCGAGTCTGTATATTGAAATGAAAGTTGGAGACAACGATACATCGAGAGAACAAGACGCGTGGCTAAAGAAACTGCATGCCGCAGGTAATGCTGTTTGCGTTGCTTACGGCTGGATACAGGCTGCATGGTTCACGGTTGAGTACCTGACTGACCCAGATGACTTTGTGAGCGGACCATAATGCCGAGAATAGCCTACATAGAAAAGCGATTCAGCCGCAAGAACTACCAGCTAATCGATACGGTCAATGGAATCATTGATGAGTACCTGGATGCTGGATTCGATCTAACGTTGCGCCAGCTATACTATCAGCTCGTGGCGCGCGACATAATTCCTAACTCCCAAAAAGAATACAAGCGGCTTGGCGACGTCGTATCCGAAGCCAGGTTAGCCGGCCATATCGACTGGAATGCGATCGTCGACAGAACCAGGAATCTTAGAGGCGGATCGCATTGGAATGAACCGCAATCAATAATCCTGTCTGCAACAAGATCTTATGCTATTGATAAGTGGGCAGCGCAGCCGAATCGCGTAGAAGTCTGGGTCGAAAAGGACGCGCTGATCGGCGTGATAGAACACGCGTGCCAGCCGCTCGATGTAAACTGTTTCTCGTGCCGCGGATATACGTCGCAATCCGAGATGTGGGTCGCGGCCGAGCGTCACATAGGTTACGAGTCGCAGGAAGCAGCAGCCTATCGTGCTTCACCTCGGAGATCATGATCCGTCCGGCATCGATATGACGCGCGATATCGAAGAACGGCTAGCGATGTTTGGAGCGAATACGATCGTCGAGAGGATCGCGCTGAACATGGACCAGGTACGACAATATAATCCTCCGCCTAACCCGGCAAAGGTTACGGATACCAGGTTCAAGGCATATCAGCGACGCTACGGTGTTAAGTCCTGGGAGCTCGATGCACTAGATCCGAGGACGCTTGCAAACCTGATCCAGGCAACAATTATTAAGTATCGCGATGAATCTGCGTGGCGCGTCGCTGTTACTAAGGAAGAAGCCGAGCGTAAAGATCTCAGCGATATCTATACGCGATACCAGGATGTAACCGCATTCCTGGGCGACCTACCGCCAGTATCCATGTTACCGAAGCGAGACGCAAGGTATGCGTTCTATAGACATCGAGGAGCGTGAGAAGAAGCCGGAGTGGCGGAAATGGTTAGACGTCCGGCCCTATCGGGCCGAGGCTTGAGAACCTAGGATAACTCAAGCAATGCGGGTTCGAATCCCGTCTCCGGTACAGATTGTAACAAACTCGTGAGACTGTAAGATTTCTTGCGGCAAGCTGTTTGCTTTCTATTAGGCGTCTGCTTATCTTGTGCCAAGTCAAACAAACGATAGCTGACGATGAAACTTATCAAACGCTCTGCCGACTCTGATATCGTCCTCCGTAGCGACGATATGATCTACCGCCGCTCTAGCCAGGGCAGATGGGACGTTCGCGAAGATGATACATATGCTCCGGTTGGCGGGAAATACGCCGATAATCTTGAGCAAGAGTATCAAGCCGAGTCTGCGCGTTTCGACGAGGTTCATAAGCGATTCGTCGAAAGAACCCGTCGCTAGGTAAAATCCAGAAAGTTTTACAGCCATGAGAAATCCAGAGATCCCATATCTACAAGCCGTCCGGCGATACGACAAGAATGCCGCCAAGCAGATAATTGCCGATGCAGAAGGCGATAATGATCTAGCGGAGGAGTGGGCGCGCGACCTGTGGCTCAAATGGGAGCGCGATGAGCAGCACGAGATCGAGATCTACGGCGCGCCGTATCCGTTCGCGCAGCCGAGCTAAAAGTCGCAGTACTTCGAATTCTCAAAATCTACGGAAACCGCCGGGAGATCTTCCGCACAGAGAACGCTCGACGCGCACAGACATCGCTAATACATGACGTGGAACCCAACGACTGCGCCGACTGCGATCCCGCCAACAATTAGCACTTTGCGTAGTCGTCGCTCACTACGCGCCAGTCGCTCGAGCCTAAATTCAATCTTATCTCTGTTCCATAGCTCCTCCTCGTACATGGATTGCATGAGGAGGAGCTTTTCCGCTGTTACGCCGTGCAACGCGACTTGTTCGCGTAAGGCTACTATTTCGAGCGAGTCGACATGGATTATCTGATCCTGACTAAGAATGATCCTCTCGAATCCGGGAATGGTTTCGAGTATAAGGTTGCGGTAGTCTACGGCAGCCGGCTTAGGGAACACGTATGCGTCATTCCGCCAGAGCTGCGTGCGGAAGTTTACACCGATCCTAGCGGAGAACAAAGAATCAAGTTCTCTACCAAGCTCATCATTAGACCCTGAATACGTCGTATCGGCAGCGCTCGAGACCGTCGATCTAAATGCTGCCATGACAGTTTTCAAGCTGTCGCTTGACGCGTGGAGTCTGTCGGCGCGCTCGGCTAAACCGGCTATCTCAATCTCCATCGCATCGATATCCCGTTCTAGGTGCCTACGTTCAGTTCTAAGGCGCTCATTTTCGAACCTGAGCCTGGACACCTCCGACGAATCGCAGCCCCGGAGAATCGATCCTAGGCCGTACCAGGCGGTCAATACGACAATGATTCCAATAACCAGCCTGACGGTAGGCGGAACAGACGATATGACGCGCCCGAATGTAACGTTATGCTGCGATCTGCTTTTCACTTACTTCTTCGTCTAAAAGGTCGGCGATCTCTGCCTCCGGCTTAAATCGCTTGATTAGCCTCGCGATCTTCGATAGAACACGCTTTGAGCCGGTTATGTTTTCAATAATCGAAACGCCTTCGGTCCAGCATGCCCACAGTAGGCCGAAGTTTCCAAGCTCCTCTATGATAGGACCTACAACCGGGAGCTCGTCGAAAGCATTCGACATCCCTATAAGCACGTAGCAGACGCCCAGGTATTCAAGCATCTTTAGCGTCGCGCCGCGCGCAAAGCGCTTGAATGAGAAATTAGATCCGTTCAGAACTGACCGGTATGTTCCGGCGAATAAGTCAAAGACGATTAGCGTAATAAGAAAGAGAATAAGCACTGGCTCGGTCGCGAATAGTTCTCCGTACAATCCCAGCGCGCGCTTAATAATCTCGAGCCCAGCTGCAATAATGATAGACAGCACGGCTTTAATTTTCCAGTCCTCAGCCAGCTCGAGAAATGGTTGTAGCAACATCGTCTTATATGACATACCTACGTGCATTTAGTTACTCCTCACAGGCGGCTCTATGCAAACGTGGATATGGTTGTCATGCCCTGAAACCTTTTTACATATAGGTCTCCCGTTTATCGTTTCGCGCAACAGCTCCGGGTCGTTGAAATATACGATCGAAACCATTGATTGGTTAAGCAGCGCATGAATTTGTGCGCGCGTCGCGAGCCGGTCGTATTCTCTTGACATCCACACTGCGCCGCTCCAGTCATCAGGATCTTTCTTAGGCAGTCGCAAGTCGATATCGAGCCCGGTTTCATGGCCGGCATGATCCGGTGTATCACCACCTAGCTCGAGCGAAGCATCGTTGATAAGCATCGGAGACCTATCGTGCTCTTTCGCAAACTTCGTGTAGTAAGCTTCCGCTGCTTTAGATAATGTATCAGCAAGCCATGACGTACCGAAGTCATGCTTATCTTTCTTATCAATAGCCTCGGCGTTTACGAATCCTGTTCCTTTTTCGGGCATCCTTATCCAGAAAGGCGTATTAGTTGCCTCGAGCCATCTGTGCGTTTCGCCACCGACATCGATCCGGCCGTCGCCACCAATCATTCGTCTGCCGACGATAACAGACTGGAACAACCTTATGGAGTAGATAGTCTTCGGTCCTATCAGCCCATCGCTGACTCCATTGTAGAACCCGAGAGCTTTAAGCCGGTCCTGGATCTTACGGACGTCAGTCGGGTAATTCCGGCCGCCGATTCCAACTGAAGCCGCCAAAATAATCTTAGCCATCCTATGCACCAATAAGCCCATGCGCAATCAGGTCATCAAGCAATGCTTTCATGGCTTGCGTCACCGATACCAAGCTGTTATCGATGTTTTGAACCTGCGTTTGCGTAGGCGGATTACTTATCGTTTGCGACAAATGCGATCCATAACTTAGCCGGCTTGCAGTTCCAGTCCACGCGCTCCATCCGGTGCGTCTCGTACTTACGACCTGCGTACCTGCTGCTTTGAGCACTACGCCTGTCTCGAGGTTTAGCTCGTCCGCATCAATAGTTACCGTCTTAGCGCCATTGATTCCGAATAACAGCTTCTGTAACGCATAGATAACCGTGTCGCCAGCAATGGCTCCTGTCAGAAAGTCATTCGTCGCACCAGCCGTTCCAAAGATTGACTCAATGACCGCGTTTCGATGCGCCTGGAATGAAGGTGCGCCACCACCGTTCCCGGCGTCTGCTATGATATTTGCGTCGTTGTTACTCGTGCCACCGCGACCAGCTGTCAAACCATCTTTATGAATACGGACGAACCGCGTGGCCGTGTTATCCTTATCGCGAATATCGAATACACTCGATAGTGGAAGGTCGAGCGTAATGGCGTCGCCAGAAAGGAGTGCCATCTGCCCTTCAGTAATAAGAATATGCCCTTCGGTATCGAGCGCGCCGAGACTCGTGTATTTAGTTTGCGTCCTAAAAAGATGTGTCCCTGTTCCGGCTCCGGTAATATCGATAGCCGCTCCTCCAAGCGTACTTGCAATCTTGGCCGTAGAACCACTAATGTCTCGGCAGTAGTATAATCCGCCCAGTGACAAGCTAGGCGTCGCGGCCGGCAATGCGCCGCCTACGTTCGATATGATAATCGGCGATCCGTCTACAGGCGTCCAGCCCGAGAACGTAAGGCGATCGGTTCCAGCGTCGGCCGTGAATGTTCCGTATGACTCGGCGCCGCGAATCCTGATCCTATGGTTAGACAGTTCTATCTTGGACTCAAGCGTATTAACTGGGTGCGATGAGAACCCTACGTACTTCTCAAGTCCTCTATTGAATGTTGACGGGCGGTACATAAAGCCGGAAACGATCTGGAACGGGTTAGAATCCATCCAATCCGTCTTAACATACTCATTACCATAAATGTTATAACCTGTTGCAAACTGCTTGCTCTTCGCCTGCCTGAGCGAGATAGCTACGCCAGGTGTACCAGACTTACCTGCATCGATAAATGTATTCTCGATGATATCGAGTCCGTCCATCGCGTATGCGACAAGGACATTTCCATCTTCACCGCACTTATAGAATTCATTTTTGGTAATCTTGATATCGCGGTTAGTCTCATGGTCAAAGTCCGTATATCCCACGAGCGCGCCATTCGTACACGTCTCAAATGTACTCTTAGTTACCGTACCGCCTGGTATTCCAGTAAGAATAAACGGACGGTTACAATTCTTTGCGTAGATATTCTCAGCAACGAATCCAAGCGGCTTAATAGATCGATCGATAAGCGCATCGACGCCGTCAGTCTGATACTTAGCCAGGAATGCCGATGCGTCGCCTTCCTCGATATGCAAGTCTCTGAATGTGATCTTACTCGGCCGCGTCGTAACACTATCGCGCTGCCTGAGAACAAGCGCGACGACGCCGACGTTTCCGCCGATATCATAGAACCGTGAGTTGGCTATAATGATATTTCGAATACGGTAGAAATCATTATCGTCAGGCTCGATATCTATTGCGCCTGGCATGTTCGCCGAACTGCAGTCCTGGACCTCGCAGCCCCATACGACAAGATTAGTACAATCGATTACGCCTATCGCGCATCTGTTATTTTGCGTCGTCCCAGTCGTTCCATTAGACGTCTTTTGCGTAGCCAGTCCATTGAATACGACGCGCGTAATCCAGATGTCTTCATTGTGCCGCTCCGTAGCCGCAATATTAGACGAACCTAAATAGATAGCGTCTCCCTGCCATGCCTCGAGAAATAGCCTGTCGAATACGCCGCGCGAGCAAGCATTAATATTTAGTAGGTGCGTATGCTCATTAAACTTGTAGTTGGCAACATCTACCTTTCCGCGGATCGTCATGTCACAAAGACCGACATCGGTAGTGTTACCAGATACGCTCGACGTACCGCCTGACCCCGGGTTTACCGAGAAAGCATACGTTGGGTTACCGGCTGCTAGGACGCCATTGTGTTGAATGATCGTGCCCTTCCCGCGTCCACGTATAGTTACCTTAGACTTAAGAATAACGCCGTACCTGACAGGATCTGAATCTGAAGAGCTTCCAGTCGGATTAACGTTATATGTACCGTAATCGAGAATAATCTCGTTTCCGCCACGCGAAGAAACGTTATCGATAAACGTCTGGAAGTTAGCAAGAGACACGGTCCCAGCGACGACGCCGTATCGTTCAGCCGGAACCGGACCCGGTTCCTTCACACGAATCCATCTACCAGGATCTGATCCTCCAAGCGCGTCCGGTTTAAGGATATCTTCTCCATTGTCGGCAGCAGTCGAGAACGGGTCGAAAGCCCATACGCCGCGCGAGACTCCGACGCCGCTTTTCATGGTCGCAGCCATGAGACCATACTCGAGAACGGGACCGGCTCTAAGATCGCTATACCCATCGCGGCCTATGCCGTGCGCAACGGGCTTCATGATCCGCGTATCATCAAGACACCTTCCTATGATCTGCGAGTTTCCAGCAGCAATGCCGGCGTTGTATGTCTGCCAGGCTACGGCGCGTACGGACAGGATGTCGTCGACTTTGACGCGCTCGGCTGGATCAAGTCCACCGGAGGTGTATGCGCTTAGATTAAGCGACCTAATCTTTCCATCCTGGGCGAACTCGGCTTTGTAGTCTATATCGCCAGAGAAATCGGCAGATGTCCACGCGGTATTAATAACCTGATCCGTCGTCGAATCAATAACTGACCACGTACCGCCGCGGCCTATCCAAAAACTCCACTTAATAGCGCCGCAAAATACGTTAGGCTCAAAGTGTAGCCAGATGTCTATTTCATCAGGGAAAGGATCTGACGTCGTGGCAAGCGCCTTTGCCGGCCGAAATTCAAGTCTAAACGACGCGTCAGGAAAGATGCTAAAAAGATCGGTCTGCTCCCACACGCGCAGCGACCTTAAACCTTGTCCGGCGCCGCCACTGTAGCTGGACCAGCCCCAGGCTCTAAACTCTGGAGATACCGTTCCGATCTCTAGCGGATTCCCACTATTGACCAAGATCTTTAAGAGATCGAGCGATGTAACTTCGCTAACGCCGCTATTGACGATAGCTCCATTTACCTCATATTCCCACTGAATAGCGCCGGTGTTAAGGTCTGGCTGGGCAAGCAGGTATACATCATACTTTTCATCATTCCGAAGTTCGAACTCAAGATTGAACTTGGGACTAGGCCTGGCCGTAGGAGCTTGCCTGGGATTATAGATTCGCTCTGCGTTCCGCGCATCACTCCTTAACTCATACGCTATAAATCGCTTCGTGCGCGTCCAGAAATCTTCTTCTTCATAGAGCGGAATATAGTCCGTGTCTTCATATATAATCGTGTCGCCGATCGCAATATCGGTATCTGGCGCGACCGTAAAATCAAGTCCTTTGAGCCGTACTCCCTGTTGCTTAAGACGCCTAGCCGGCCGGATCTGATGTATAGATTGATCGGATGCCGTATACTGATCCCAGTCGACTGTTTTTTTCCAGAGCCCGGTTGCCTTATCCAGGTATGCAATAACGCCCTGGCCTGGATTAAAAGCAGTGTAGTCACCTATCGCAAATTCTTCTTCGATCGGCTCAATAGATGTAGATACGCTTCCTTCGACCTTGTACTCGATATTCTCGAGCGGCTCGCCAATGCTCAACCGTTCATAAGAGAATTCACCATACGTCCAGGCATCGAATTCATCGGCTCCTGATGCATTCGGGTTCGGGCTGAACCTCGTGTGCAGGCTCAGCGTCCCTGCAACCGGCAGCGATGTCTCAAGAATTATTGGCGCAACGATCTCGCCAGCCTGGATAGATCTCGTCAGCGCAGTAGCCGTCGTCGTCCAGGTCCGATCATTTTGCAGATACCTATCCTGGCCGTCCTGGGTATTGGTAAGAATAATTTGTCCTATTTCGGCCGTAATTGAGCCGGAGATGAACGCTGCGTCATAATCGATGTCGATGATGTCAATAACGAATCGGATGCGTTCTGAGGCATTTAAGCCTTCCGTACATCGTTGATACACGGCGTCGGCCGATGCATTAAGCTGGACGCCGCGCTTACCATTGACTTCGTGAAGAGCCGGCGTGCCCGATGCTTGCTTGCTCCAGCCTACCGGCTTCGTATTCCCGTCTTCCCATTCTTCAAACCTTCCATTCTGCAGCGGCGTTCCACCGAACAAGTATCGGCTTGTCACAGACGGGATTGGTTGAAGCGATGGATCTATCGCGCCTTTAACGATCGCGGCATCAGATATCGCGACCTGCCGATCCTCGCCAAGAATCAGGATTATCTCCTCTGCCGTAAGTCCTTGTCCGTTATTCCACAGCCGCGATAGTTCAAGAGCTGATATTACGCGGTCAATCTTGAATCCGAGCGAGATACTGCCGTCCCAGAACTGCGCTGCATCAGACCTTCCGCCAAAATTAAATGAGTTAGATGCTGCCTGAATTTCATGCGCGACAGTCTGCGTCTTTACGAGTACATTGTTGACGTAAACTGTTATCTCATTATTTGAATTCTTAAATCTTACTATAATGAAATACCAGGTATTCGTCGCAGCAAAGACGCTATTCGTCGTTATGGTTGTTGACGTAGTTCCATCGGCAACAAATACTTCTAAATTAGCTGCTGCCTGTCTTATCAAGACCTCGATGCCAGCCGCGCCGGTCGTTGCTTTCGCAGCAATAGAATGATTACCGCTAAGCGTCGTCGTCGAGACCCACATTCCAATGCTCCAGTCGCGCGCATTGAATTGCAGATTGGAATTCGACGAAATAGTTAACCGCTCGCTTGATGCAGAAGCGAACACGGCGGATTTGCCGCATTCGACGCGCCCCTGTGCAGCGGTAACAGTTGCATTGTCAGTTAGATGATTTGAGCCCCATGCGTCATTTCTGGTTCCGGATGCTTCGCCTAGAACGTAGTAAGCTACAAGTCCGACATGCAGCCGGCCGCCGTCGCCTGGTGTTCCGAAGGTATTAAACCGCCTGCCGGCGCCGCTGTTGTACAGCCACGTAACCTCTGCCGCCTCTATCGTCCGCTTGCCAAATGCAAGATGCTGCATACGGCCGTTCCAGAAGTCTGTGCTATTCCGCTGACCGACTCTGAATGCACCAGTATTATCGATCGAGTCGGTCGATACGGTAGGCGTTCCAGATGTATCGTTGACTCCGTTGATATAGATCTTCGTATTAGACGTGCTGTCTCGATCAACGACGACTAGAACATGATACCAGGTAGCCGCAAGCTTACTGCCATTTGATTCGACGTCTACCTTTGTCGTGCCGCCTACTACGGCAAGGAACTTAAGCCGATCAGCTGCAGTCCATGTAAGCCGATAGTAATTGTTGCCGTCCTGGAACTTAGAAGCAATCGTTCTGAGAACGCCAGTCGAATCGACATAGATCCAGGCTTGCCACCAGAAGTCACTTGACCCGATGTTAAAATCGGCACTATCCGCGACGCTAAAATACTCACTGTTAGCTGCCGTAAACTGCGCGGCATTCCCAGGACCTGCGCCCTGCGCTACCGAGTTGACGTCAGATAGGTTATTTGTACCATACGAGTCGACGCGCGTAGCGGCAGCAGCCTCATCTAATTCCCATATGGCTTTGGCAGAATCGAACGACGTGACGGCGCCTCCGTATGCAGCCTTCGCGTAGTTCATCGGGCCGCCTCTGAAATGCCGCTCCATGATCCTCCAGGCGCCGCTCTCTTGCATCAGCTGCGCCTGGAAGAATTGGAGGAGCCGGATCAGAACGTCATACTTAGTACGCGTCGTGTCTTTTTCAAGAAGATCCTTTATCTTGTGCCGTATAGCGTGTGCCGGCGCGCGAGAAAGATCGTATCCAGTATGCTGCCATCCGAAGTAAGCATAGACGTCCAGCTCGTGTCCCAGTTCATCAAGAATATTCTGGAACATCTCGACAGGCGTTGCACCATTCGGGAACGTAGTCTCTAATGCTTCGACATCGAAGTCGACGAATTGAAGGCGCGTTACGCCGTCAAAAGCTGTGAGCGTAATTACAGGATCGTCAATTCCAATCTCCGGCCGCTCAGATCCGAGCAGTACATTGAGCCGGTTGTATAGCGTACCTTTCGTTATATCAAGCCTAAAATCCGCCTCGCCTTTCTCAAGAAACCGGTTGAGCAGGAATCGATCCTTGTCGCGAACTCTAAGCTCGATACTTGTAGGTAAGTGCGGTTCTAAAATGTCGCCATTTGATACGCCTGCCCTACGCTTTGGCGCAGACGTCTCTACGACGTTGAGCGTAGTAGCCGTAACGTTAACGGCATCTTTTTCGTAGAGCGTATAGACAGTGGTCTGTCCACTGACCGTTTGAGATATAGACGCGATCTGCACCCAGGCCATTTTACTTCCTTCCTATCCGTTTTTGATCGCTCTCCCACCTCGTATGCCGCTCATCGAAGGAATCGAAGTCAAACCTTCGCTCTACGCGCTCGAGCCTGCTCGTCTGCTCATCAATAGCTTCCTCAATGCGCTGGAGCTGCTGGACCATACGTACGTCGCTAAACACTGCCGCCGGCTGCTGTGGCTTATCCGTAATAGCCAATGATCGTTCTATGGCCCCAGAATTGGCCGTAGGCGCATTCGGAATTCCGGCCGACGTTACGGGCAGGCTAAATGCCGATGATCGATCCTGGGTCAAACCTGGGCCGTCTGCGTTGATTTTGACATCAATACGCGGAATTGCCGGCCTATCAGAACGCGCATTTATCTCCTTCGAGGTCCTGATTATCTTATTCGTGTTCTCATTAGTTATAACGTTCGAGCCTTTAGGTAGCGTAACGAGCTCGGGACCTCTTTCGCCAACGATAGCTGGACCGCCTTCAAAGTCAGTGACGCCTTTAGCAAATTTAGGAATCGGCGTCGCAGCCACGACGGCAGCTTGCGCAGCGCCGAGGACGCCTGCCATTACCATCTTGAAGATGTTCGGCGAAGCTTCGACAATGCTTACGGCTGTCTGGATTGCGATCTGAAATAGCGCAAGCAGTTTCTCCTGCCTCGCGGCATCGGCGCGCGCCTCTTTTTCGCGCTGCCGATATTGCTCCTCTAGTTGGTTACGTTGCTCGAGCAGCTTAGTCCGCTCGCGCTCACTCAAGTTCTCTTTCTTTAACTTATCGTCAAGCGCCCTAACAGCCGATTCGCGTTCAGCTTCTATTTCGTTCATACGCGCTTGATGAACGTTCGCAAACGCCGAGCTCAAGATACCGGCCGCCTGTGATGCAAACCGGCCTATGTCCGAGAACGAAATCTTAGAGTCTTTTTTGACTCCTTCCATTTCGTCGCGGGTTTCTTTGAGTGCATCTATCAGCTTCCTTATTTCAGCCCGGGCCGCATCCGTCGTAACGGCGTCGAATAGTTTTTCTAGTCGCTCAATCTCCTCATTGATACCGTTAATAGATCCATCGAGCATCTGGATAGGATCTTCAAGATCAAGCAACGCATCTCCAAGATCTTCTATAGATCCTATCTGCGAAGGAGATATTGCGATAATATCGAGCTCAATCGGCGGCCTGGCGTCAGCGAGTAGTTTTGCTTTCAGCTTCTCGCGCTGTTCGTTGAGCAGTCGCTCGAGCTCTGCAAACTGCGCGGGATACTCCTTAGCATATTTTTCGCGAGCCAGCTCTATCTCGGTATCGATTCCAAGCTCGATTGCAGCAAGCGACTTAGCCAATCCTTCCTGCATTGCCGCTATCTTTGCGGCATTTATCTCGCGCTGGATATCCGCTACGCTGCTAGCCGGGTCTCCGGTTAGCGTCGGATCTGGATCTTCTTCTTCAACGACGACCGGCGCTTCTAGCGCGCGTTTGCGCTCGGCAGCTATCGCGCGGAACGCGGTAACTAGTCTTGTGGCAGCCTCGGTCGATATATCGAGCTCAGTCGTAAGCTGCTGAGCCGTCACCGCTTCGGGATCGAATAGACCGGATAGCCGCTGCGCAAGCTTTGACATCTCTAACTCGGTATCGGCTACAGCATCGCGCACTATCGCGAGCTGATCCTTGACAGTGCCGACGCCGAAGACGACTTCGTGACCTTCGCCCTTATCGATGCGCTTGTCTATAGACGCCTGGGACTTCCTGAGCCGCTGCAGTTTAGCAGCTTGATCCTCGAATTCAGATCCGATATCTTGAAGCTTTTCCTCGAGCTGTATGCGCATAAGCGTGCGCTGCTGCTCGACCGTCTCTTTTATGGCAGTTGCCCAGACGCCGGTAACGCGCCCGAGATCATCATATCCCTGGATGAGATTAGGGAATCTTGCAGCAAGCTGATCTGTTACGTCGCGAAGTTGCCGTGACTCCTCCTCCGTTTTATCCGTCTTGGTTGCTAGCGCTTCATACTTAGCAATCAAGTTATCTAGTGCTTCCGGATTCTCGAGCGCTTCTTGTAGGCGTAGTGCCTCATCGGCGGCGCGTTCGAATCCGCCGAATAAATCATTAAGCGAGTCGAGGAGATCGCCGATAGCCGGAAGCATTCCATTACCGATCCCGATGACTATCTGCTTCATGTGCGCTTGGAATATCTCCCATTGCTTCGAGACGGTATCCAGCGTAACTCCGAATTCGCGCGAAAGACTTGTTCCGTCGGCAAATGCTTTATTCGAAACCTCCAGGTTCTTGTTCAGAAGCTCGGTCTGTAAAGACAGCGTCTGAATAGCAAGGAAGTTCTCGTCACCAAAGACATCTTTGATATTAATCGCTGCTAGTTCTGGCGGCAGCTTCCTTAGCGCATCCAGGTATGTCCTAAGCGCGACAAGCGCATCGTCCTGAACCATTGAACTGAATTCAGATCCAGTCACTCCTACGACCTTACCAAGCTTCTCGGCATCTGTCTGGAGCCGGATAAAGATGTTACGGAGCTGCGTGCCGGCACGCCTGGAGTCAATACCTGCATCGATGAGCACGGCAGAGAGCGCGGCTACCTCCGAAACAGTTAATCCGATCGATGCGCCGGATGATCCGATCCTCGTAAGCGCGTCTGAGATATCGCCAGCTTTAGCCGTCGTTGTATTAGAAAGCTCATTAAGTACTGAGCCTAAGCGCTCAGCTTCCGTAACTGGCAAATTGAATGCATTAGCGATCCTGGCCACTTGCTCAGCCGCTTCTTCGGCCGTTAGCTCCGTAACGTTCGAAAGTTTAGCGACAGTCGACGTAAATGCAAGGATATTATCTGAACCCTGGATACCAAGCTGACCGGCCGTCTCGGCAATCTGAGCGAGACCCATGTTGCTTATTCCGAGCTTGGTCGACAAATTGAGAAGCTCATCGCCTAGCGCAAATACCTCGAACCTGGAGAGCCCGGTGGTCTTAGCAACCTTTATAAGCGCTGATTCCCATTCGGCTGCCGTCTTAGTCGCGCTGGCGATCTGCCTGGCAATCTGAAACACGGCCATGCCGCCTGTAGCAATTCCGCCTGCGGCAAGCGCGGCGCGGCCGAACGATTTAGCTAAAGTGAGCGCGCCGGTAGATGCCAGGGCGCCTGACTTCCCGGTCTTTACTACCTCATCATTTAAGCCCTTAACATTTTCTTTTGCCTTAGCGGTATCGACAGAAACTTTGCTCGACTCTACAGAATCCAGACTACGATCGAGACCTTTGACGTCGCCGTCAAGCGCTTTGACATCTTTACGAGCACCATCGGTTTTAACTTCTACCTTAGTCTCTACGGAGGCAGCTGCGCTCGTGTCCTTGACATCTTTTGCCAGGGCTTTTACGTCGCGCCGAGCTTTATCGGTCTTGACGCTTACGCGTATTACTGCTTCGCGATCGCCAGCCATTTACGTATTCAAGACTTTTCTTATGTATGCGCCGGCAATGTCTCTAAGTGGACGCGAGAGCAAAAACACGTAATCCTGTGCAGACTCGGCCGCAATCATTGCGTTAGCCTCCCACTTCCACAGGCATGACAGTATTTCGCCCTTTGCCTCTCGCCTCGCTCTATCGAACTCGTATTTTGATGCAGCCGTATCATCATCAGGTCGCTTATTCAGTAGCGGGTATTCAGATAGCTTAGGCAGCGTACCGGCTAAATCTAAAAGCCTATCAGCCTCGATTTCTTCCTGCCGGTACGCTTCGTAAAATCCTCGATAGCGCTATTTGCGACTTCGAAATCGATATAATCCGCATTCTCATCGATGGGTGCAGATGGGAATAGCAGCTTCGACGCAGCGACGAGGAATGCGTCATATCCTAGCGTCGCTTCCTTTAGCCGCACCGTTTCCTTTTCTTCGTTCCTGCTCTCGATCCATTTCTCATCCCAGCGCATCTCCGTCACGAATGCATACCGCTCCTCCTCGGAGTAGTATGTCGACGATACCTGGAGCTCTCTAAACTCCCGGAATACCGCGGCGCTTCGATCCGCAATCGGATATAGCTTACCATCCGACTCCCCTTCCTTGACAAGAATCTTATACTGGCCAGTTACACTCATGATTAACCCGACATCGTCGGAATTAGTTGCGCGAAATCATTTAGGATAGCATCTGCCGGATCGTTCCAGCTCGCCTGCTTAAGATGTAGTTCGACGCTCTTATTGATGATACCAAGCTTCATCGCCATGAGCGTTGATCTATGACTTACGTCTGGAACAACGTTCGAATAGACCGCGGAATTAGACTTGTCAGGGAAAAACCTGATCGTAGTCGTTGACTTGAGTAGGTCCAGTAAGATTTGACCGAACGTTTTTGAACTCGAGTTTGTCGTCTCGAGCACGCCGGTTACCACGAACACCGGCCTGATCTTCCGCACGTCAACCTCGCTACTGTTATTCAGGTAGGTATACTCGCTTGCGTCAAGCTCCCATTCTACACGAACGTCGGCCGCATAGAAGTCGTGATCTACCGGAGTCCCGGCCGGATCATACCTGAACCTGATTTCTTTCGCGGCCACACTTCGAGACCTTTAGTAAGCAGTGTACACCGTGTCGCCGTCCGTCCTGAGCGACAGATTCGAGATAGACGTTCCGCCGGTTACCTGGACGCGAACCTTGTACGTATTAGACGGCAGTGTCAGGTTTACGCTCGCGCGCCCGTTTGCCATCGTCACGTTAGCCGTGCCAACCGATCCGGATGCGAAATTCTGCGCTGTAAGAGTAAGCGATCCCGAAGCAGCCGTGTTCGTGATCGCGGCCGTAAGCACCGTCGCGTTAAGCGGCAGGATAATGGTCTGATCGTACGTGGCGCCAGATGCGGCAGCAAGGTGCGCGAGGAGATTAACCTGGCGGTAAATCGCATGCGCGCCGTGGCCCTGTCTTACCATGCGCAGATCAAAGAAATCAGCGCGGCCTACGGACTTGCCCAAGATCGAAACCCACTTAAGGATATCGAGCCTGTCATCCTCATACCACTGTAGATTAAACCCGCCGCCTCCTTCGAATACAGCGCGAAGCCTGGTATCCGCATTTCGCCACGTCTCGAGCTGCGAATACAAGCTACCAGATTCCCGGCCGCGAAGCCGGAGCTCTGACATGTCTCCGCCAAAGTACCTGGCGCCAGTAGGATCGACCTCGTCGTTCTCGGCCGGCTGCTGATCGAACGAACAGAAATCGGCACTGAGATCGTTGATCTGTACGGTCGTTCCCGTAGCAGGATCGTAGATCGCTGCGCGCTGGATGCCGTGGGATAATACTCCCATGCGTAACCTCTATGATTTAGGTGCCGCCTAGGCCGCCTAGAACGGCCTAGGAATTACGCGAAGTTCAGGCTGGCGTACGGAACCCGAAACGCCATCTGGAATCCGTCTGCGCGTCCCTGGCGGCGTCCCTGAACCGACATCGGCCGGATATACTCCAGGCGAACTTTTTCCGTCGTATTGACGCGCTCGGAGTTATCCAGGTCGGCCGCAAAGTGCATTTGCGTGTCGGCCAGGAAGTTCGTGCGCAGCGCAGCAAACGCGGTAAGGTCGAGCGCGCTCACGATGAAGCGAGCATACATCACGCCGCCGAAGTTGTTGCCGTGGATATCGAGCGGATTCCCTTCCTCGTCAAGGAATTCAATCCGGCTAGGCTCACCGCCTTCATACCCGGACTCGCCAATAAGCTTATTGATCGACGTGCCGCTGCCTGCCGCGGTAAGAGCCGAGCCTGTTCCATACTCGACGTCGACGATGCCATGAAATTTACGAGCCATTTACCTTACCTTTCTTGGGTTTAAGCGGAATGAAGATATCCGGGAATCTATCTATGAGCGACGGCTGCACAAGTGGCGGATTATTCGTCATGTCGGCTATCTCTTTGCACGCGTCAGATACGCGCACAACGATTCCGTCATGGAATTCGTACCGAACGCCGTTCTCAATGCAAATAAAGCTTGTAGACGCAGGTTCATGACCCAGGCACTTTGCGACTGGTCTCGCAACGCGTACTCTGTATTCTTCTAAAGCCTTGGCCATCGTTAACCTTCAATTTGAACCGCGAACGTTATAAGGTGGGCAAGCTCCTCGCCCGCGTCGTCCATCGGTATGACAGTTTCATTTTCCTCGTACGGATCGTTCAGGATACATCTGTCGTCTCCAGAACCGAGCGTAGTCGTCGTTCTCATGGCAGGCAAAAGCCCTGGCGTCGACGTACTCTGGCTATGGCAGATTGTATCCATTTCGTTCTGGCTGCTCGAAGCGTATGCCGCGTGGTCCTTGTAGCGCAGAAAAAACGAGACCTGGAATGTGTCCTGGCCAAAGAAGTCTTCGCCAGGCGCAAGGTCTATCGTGCGCTCATGCGGCCCAATATGCAGAACCTCGAGATAAAACGCATGAAACGTCTCCTCGCCCATTACCTCGATTCGCTTCAGGCGCGACGTCCTGGGATCGGTCTGGTGACGATACCTGTTAGCCGTCTTAAGCGTAGCCGTAATACCGAGCGCGGTTTTATGCGCATTGATTTTACTCTCGCAAAACGAGAGAAGCAGGTCGCGCTTTGTTACTACCGATACCGGCATCTTAGATCTTGAATGCGTTCTGGATTAACCCGGTTACCTCGCTTTCAGCCATGTCCTGCAGCGTCGGAAGTTCATCCTGCAAAGCAGGCAACAAGTAAGCACGCTTAGCGATCACAACGCGCCTGGCGTGCCATCTAACATTGTGGCGCCTTCCAGACTGATGCACGCGCTTGTGAGGTCTTACATAAACAACGCCGCGGAATCCATGCTCATGAACGCTAGCGTAAGGAACCTTAGATCCCTTGATTAACCTGACTAGCGTCTTGGTAACCTGGATCTTCATGATTCCTTCCGGTTGACCACCGGTATCCTCGATCCGTCCTCGTGATACCAAGCTTCGGCTAAGCCGGCCTGTTAAAATCCGGATCGGATCATCTGGCTTTCTCGGAGCGACGTTCTTGAACGCCGTCCGCTTCATGTACCGGCCTATCGACCTTCCAGCAATCCTGGCAGATGCGCGTCTTAGATATCCAGGCGCCCACTCCTGTATGCTTTCTGCAAACGTAGCGAGAGCGAGCTGGACCTTTTCGAGATCATCCGCAGCCATCACACGCGCCGCTTGTAAGCGCCGGCAATTGATTCCAGGATCTTATCCTCAGCTCTCGAGTCGATCGCATTCACGGTAACGACCTGGCTTCCAACCTGCTGCATCCTGCTCGAAGACCCTAGTGTGCCATCGAGCGCGCGCCGCATATAGAGCATCGCAAGCTCGATAGCCTTCCTTCGCACATCGCTAGGTAAGTCGTCTGGTGTTACAGTAAGCGTCGTAAGTCCGCCCTGTCCAGGTCCAGTTCCCGTAAGGTCCGCAAGTGCCTGGTCCGATCGCTTGTATCCTGAGAAGTACGTTACGCGGCAGTCGCGCGGCGTAGACGTTGCAAACCAGTTATACGAACTATTCGGACTCGACTTCTCGCGCGTAACCGTCGTGCCAGATATCGTGCTGCCTGCCGTATCGACGATCGACTTTATTTCGACGATCGGTTTATCGGACGCCCAGGCAACATACCGCTCAAGCAAACGGTTATACGACCATGCGTTAATCGGAATGCGCTGCGTGAAGCTCCGTACAATAAAAAATCTGTCAAAGAACGATTCGAACCTATCCGTCGTATCTCTGATTGCTTCCTGGATCGCTACCTGGTTTGACGCGATTGTCAAGCCAGCCATCGATTTCAGAGCAGCTTCTTCAAGCTGCGCATCAGATATAAGATCGTTGTATCGTACCGACATCGTTCCTCACGCGATGCCGCGGTTACTTTTTCTTCCCGCGGCTTCCTTTGATTACGACGACATCCTCATCGTCATGGGTCGAAGCAATCATATTGACTCCAGAATCGGCCGGAGGCATATTCTCGGCCGCGGCCGGGGTTTCGGTCGCGTCCGGCGCGCTGCGTTCATCCTGGACCGATTCTGGGCCGTCTACGCCAGGCGTAACGTATTCAGCGCGCCCGGCGCCGACAAGTGCCTGTTCAATAGCCGGATCGAATGACGCATTCTGGCCGGCTTCATAGAACAACTCCGACGTGAGCTTGCCGCGATAATCCTGATTGAAACGAACCATGATCTTTCCTCAGAGATCTTAGACGGTAGCGGAGAACGGCGTGGCTTCGGTTCCGGTTGCAGCAGAAATAACGCTGACTTGGTACAGGTTCGAAGCAATGTCCTGGCATTCGACAATCGCGCCCGGAACGCCGCCGGTCGTCGAGCCATCGAGCGTAATTGTATCGCTCGTTGCGCCGGTCTCGAACAACACGGACGTATCGCCACCGTCCTGCGCAAGAATCGCAACGCCCTGCATGACGTCTGTATTATCGGCGACCTTAATGATGTGACTACCGCCGGAGAGCGTCGTCTTAACCAGGAATCGGAATCTGGCGCCGCTGCCCGTAGCAGCCGGCAGCGTTGCGGTAATTCCGGCAGCACGATCAAGGACGATAGTTTTCCCGTCGTGCGCCGCCTCGGTTACAGCAAGCGTCGCAGCCGTCGCGGTAACGATTCTGGTCGACACGTCGCAGGCGCGATTGATTTCCGTAGCCGTAGCAAGGACGTCTTTGAGATCCGTCGGATCTGAGACGCCTTTTTTCATATTCAGAAGATCGGCCATGTGAGCGTAGTGATATTTTTGGAAGTTCCGGAGTCCGGCAGGAGCCAGGATGAAGTCCCGGCTCCCGCCTTGTCCGGCTGGGCCGCGTGAGGAGCGCGGATTTAGACCGTGAGATTATATGACAGCGCGACTGCCTCGTTATCGCGCGTCTGGAAGCCGAGGCGCATGAGCGCAACGATTTCCGTAGCATCGGCCGCAGCGATACGCGTGGTCTCAAGCGCCATGCGCCGGCGGAATCCGATACGGCATTGGTCATATCGAACAGCGAGGAGCGTGCCCTTCGTGTTGTTCGATGTCGTGGTCTGATCGACCTTGCCATCCGAGTTAGAGAGTCCGTTTCCAGCACGGCAGATCTGGCCAGACGGCCGGACGACGTAACCCCAGAGATTACCCAGGTATCCATTCTCGAGCGTCGGATTCGAGAACACGTCGCGGGTCTTCACCTCGTCAAGCTCGAGAGCTTTCCAGAACGTGCTGTTATCCAGGATGAACTCGATTCGCTTCTGGTGACCAAGCGCGTTCTTTCCGTTCGTGCCCATGAGCTTGAGCGTCGCCAGGAAGTCGGCCGCAGCAAGCGTGCCGCCGTCGCGCTTATTCGCCGTGTTGGTGATAATCGCGAGCTTACGAAGTCCATTGAACACCGTAAACCAGTCGGTAGCGTCAGGCGTGCCGCCGATATGGTTGATGTTCGTCGTAGCCGTCGTGTCCGTATCACCATCGAGAATCGCAGCTTCGAGGTATTCGGCGCCTGAGACCTGGATCTGAGAACGCAGCTGCGCTACATACGGTAGGACGGAATCCTCCGTAAGCTCGCCAGCGAACAGCGTTCTTGCTCCAAGCTTACCAAGCGTCATGGTCCGCTTGTCCGTGCCCATCTTCGAAGCGGTGACGGTATTCGTTGCGATTCCCGTCGTCGCATTGGACATCGCCGTAGCCTGCGCAACATTGTACCAGGTAGGATCGGCGCCTTCAATCGGGATAACGAGCGATTCGACGCCATCGGGAAACTCGAAGGTCGGCATCTTCTGAACCAGGAATACTTCCTGGCGAATAGCTTCCCAGAGATCGGACGAGTACGCGACGCCAATCCATTCATCGCCAGCCGTAGCAAGCGTTGAGTGCGCGATCTCGTTCGCCTTGATAGCGCCCTTCGTCGCGTCGCGGAACGCCTTTGCAGCGAGCACGAGGTGCGGCGTCTCCTTGACTTCGTTCGAATGGATTCGATGCGCAAGCGCCTTGTATGCAGCCTCGGTTGCCGGCCGATTCGCTTTGATGCCCAGGCTCGATGCACAATTCAGCAGCTCGATCATAAAGTCGATATCGGCCGCCTTCACGTTGTCGTACTTCCAATGCGAGATGTCCGTTATGATATTCGGCGCATTGTACTCAGCCTCGACGGTCGGCGCTTCTCGATACGCCTTGACAGCAGCTTCTGCCGCCAATTTCGCCGTATCGTTAAGCATCACCTGGACTTGCTCGACCGGGATACCCACGGCGCCGTCACTTGATACGGGCGGGTCCGCCGGCTTCTCCTTGATACCGAGCCTTGCCTTAATCGCGTCAATCTGCGTTTCGATAGCCTTACGTACGTCGTCCGGAACGGTTGCAGCAGCGGCGCCACTTGCAAGAACGGCGTGTCCGGTGAATCCATCCAGCCATGCAACATCGCATGCAAGGATCGGGCCGTCGGGACCTGTCACGCCGAAAAGAACGGCCATAACCATTGCCAGGAAACCGACAACCGCGGCGAATTTGATCCCGAAGGATCGGTAGAATTTAGTCATCGCTTGGTTTTCGTTTTTTCGTTTTCGAGTTGCGTGGCTGCTTAACTTGGCAGCATCGCGTGTAGCTGTTCGAGATCTCGCAGCAGCGCGGCGGCGACGGATTCACCACCCGCGGGTTGCTCTACTGGCGTCGACTCACCAGTCTTCGGCCTATCCGCCTGTTGGCGCCTGAATTCATCGAATTGCAGCGCATAAAGCGATTTGACCTCGATCCATTCTCTCTTCTCCTTCACTATGGCCCAGTCCTCGCGGCCTGCGAACTTCATTTCATCGTCGCTCATCTTGTACGGAATCTTGTAGAAAGATCCGTCAAGACGCGCAACGACGAATTCATCCCAAACCTCAATGCAGTAAGCGTCGCGCTTGTATTCAGGATCAAAGAGAAGCCTGAATGCTTCATGTACGCCGCTTACCGTCCGAGAAAGATTCATAGCCTTGATCGCGCTTTCCTCGGATTCGATTCCGAGAAACGCCTTGATCGGTAACGCACGGTTGCGCGGCTCGCTCGGAGTAGGCGTGAGGCTGTGTTCGATAATCGGCCATCTGTCGAGCGCGCCGGCTCGTGGATACCTGACCGACTTACCTGCCGCTGTGCGTACGCGCGCCAGATGGAGCGACGTACCGCTGCTCCATCCAAGCTTACCAGCTTCAGCAAGTTGTGAAACAAACTTTTCATAGTCGTCAGCCAGGTCGAGCACAGCCTCGACCCAGATTCCAAGCTCATCCTTCGTAGCTTTTGCCGGCTGGAACAGATGGTCGGCTAAGCTTAGCGCAGTTTCTGCCTTCAGACCTTTCGCGGTTACTGGGATCGTATGGTGGAATACCACGTCGCAGCCATCGCCTTCGTGCGCGCCGAAGTACGTATTCGAGGTAAACCAGTTTCCATCCAGGTCTCGAGCCTGACCTTCATCGTCGAACCTGACCGAGTATCCGCCTACAACAGCCTTGCCAGCCAAATCGACATCGTTAAAAAGACGGATCTCCGGCTTGGCAAGTGCCTTAACCGCGCCTCCGAAATAAATGAGAAGATCGTGGCTATCCATTATGGTCTTTGCCCTGGTTCGAAGATAAGGATCGCTGCGCCAGTCTTTGCGTTGCCGCCTTGCGCGATTACGAGTTTCGGCTTACCAGCAATGACTGGAAGATCGAATACTTCACCAGTCGCAGCTGCGCCTACATTCGTATGCACTTTCTCGCGCGGGTAATAGACGCCATCGGCAGATACATTTGTTAGCGTTAAGAGCGTGCGCGAATTTCCTTCCTCATCCGTATACGAGAACGTTGCGTCGCACGTATTGTCGAAGTTGCCCTGGTCCCACAGAATAGCGTAGAGCCGGCCGAAAATCGACTTCTCGCCATTTATCGTAACGTCTCCTGACGCGTCCGTGGTTCCTTTGAGCTTGATCGATTCTAGCATAATAAGAAAGCGGCGCCTCTGGTCAGATCCTGGCTGGATCGTTAGAAGCGCCGCCTCATTGACGGTTTGCGCAACGCGCGCTCAAAAAGTCGATTGAATGATAACTATCTATCTAATGAATGTAAACAGGTTGTGCAAATTTTTTTATTTGCTTTCTTCGTCACTACACGAATCGGGAGCATACATCCCGGCATGTACTTTTGCTGCATGCTTCGTTACTACGCGTCCGGATTTCGTACGTTCTATCTGGATAAACGAGACTTCACCTCGCTTGAACTGGTCCCATAGCTTTGCTACGCCGGCTTCCTCGGCCGGTGATACGCTTGTCGTCTCGCGATTCATTTAGTATACACGGTCTGGAACTAGCGCTAGCTCTTGCGCTTCTTCTTCGATGGTCCCACCGAATAGCTCGACTACTCCCCGGAATATCGCGCGCTCTATGTCCGGATGGTATTCTGGAGCATGGATCTCCGTATACGTTAAAGACACATCATTCAATGCTTCCTCTATCGAGTTATCTGGATGCGTCCAGCGTCGTTCCTCATATACGCCTATATCCTCTCTAATCCTTGCGCGGTATGGCATTTTATTTTTTCTTCGGTTTCTTCTTTTCGTCAAACAAGTTGATGATGAACTTAAAATACTCCGGATCTGCTTTTGCGAAACCAAGCGGGTCGACATATAACTGCTCGATACCCATACTTACGATTTCGGTCGCGTACATCTTTCCCCATTTCAAATAAAACTTGCCCATGTAGGGATCGATGAACTTATCCCGCTTGAAAACCTCGCTAGCGTCATACGCGCTATTTACGCTATTCAGTTTCTCTAACTTATCATTCTTGGTTCTCTCCTCCAGAAATGCTTGAGCCTTTTTAGCAATACTCTCATCCCAACTTTCGAATATATGCCCCATCTCATGAATGACAGTTCGGGTATCACTCATTTTAGAAAGATGGACTTCCGTCTTCGTGGCATATGCACGAGCAGTATCATCCTTAAATGTTACGTTCCTCTTTCCTATCTTGGTATTATTCTTAGCGCCTACCAACTTTCTAGTAAATGTTAGTCCTTCGTCTACGTGCGCTTTAGCGAGGAATCCTTGCGTATTTCCTATGTACTCAGCACCGAACTCGGCTTCTTTCTTATGTAAGAACAATGCGTGAGCCTGTTCTCGTATCGCCTTGCTTGATCTAATGTAATCGGACTTAACAGCCTGGAGCTGCGAGTGTATTTGCGCTAAATCTTTGGGCTTGTATGCCTGTGCATACTGCGCTTCTAGGCTAGCTACCGTTTTCTTCTTAGCTTCGAGATCATCTTTTAGCGCGATGACTTGCTTGTATACACGCTCTCCGCGATCCTCTTGCACTACCGTATCATCTATAATCGGCAGCTCTGTGCATCTGCAATTAATGACTTCGTGAGCAGGTCCGCTTGGATCGCCAGGATACATAAGCATCGCGCTGCCTACCTGGAACGGCTCATCGATCTTGACTTCCTGGCCGTCTGCATCGATATGCGTAGGTCTAACGACGCCGTCGCGCTGCGACAACCAGAGTCGCTTCTGGACATTTGCCGCCTTGAATGATTCGTGTTGGCCGGTTTCGAACCCGGCCGTTACAGTCGTTTGCGCAATCGTCTTTGCGCGGCTCTCGGACATCTCGCGAACCGAATCCAGGATCGACTTACTTATGTCCGCCATCGTCATGTTCTTTTCGATGCCGGTAGAGATGATTCCGCCTATCCGTTCTCTCGTCAGCTCATGGATAGATTTAGCCTTATCCATGACCGTGCCGATAACATCTCGAACGCGCTGGCTATTCGCGTCAAATGTTAGGCTTGCGTCTATACGTAAGGCGCCGGCTTCGAATCCTACGAACAGCGCTTCGAATAGACGCGGCTCTATGACATGGCGCAGCTTCTCGTATGCGTCATTAACATCGAATATGCTGTCTACCTCGAGCCTGGGATCATCGGCTTTAACTTCAAACTTAGAAGCAAGTTTACTTCGTATAGATCCCAGGATCTCTCTGAAATGCCTGGCTAGCTCCGGTTCAAGTCTCTTGCGTATCGCAGACCTCAGCCTATCGATAGCCTGCCATTCCCGCTTCAGTTGCGCCTCTGTAAAATCCTGGCGCCCGCGTCTCGCCTTCCCGGCTCTTATGAGCGTTTTAATTGCCGCCTCGGCTCCGGGTTCGGAGACGGCTATTAGAAATCCGAGTAAGGCGGCTCGAATGCGGAGTTAATAGACTCGCCATTACTCAGCCGCATCCTGATAACTGACTGGACTTCCTCGGGAATGTAGTAGCATTTAAACGGAGCGCCTGCGCCGCGCTCGGCAGCCTTGCGGCGCCACTTCTTGATTTCGTCCTGCGCGCTTCCAGATAGCGGCTGATCTTCTTCTTCGACTTCTTCCTGGCGCCGCTGCGGCTTGGCTACTGAAACCAAGTTCTTAGACGGACGCAGTCCAAGCTTCTCTCTAGCTTCATTGGCTTCCATGATAGGGCCGCCGACAAGCTTCTGTAAACGCTCTGCCTTGTTTAGCTGGAACTGCTCGAGTATCGAGAGCCGGTCAAACTCATATTGGAACGTGTAACCATTCGGCCGATACAAGTACCTATTAAGCTGCCTGGCATGACGCTTGCAGGCAGGCATGACTGTGTACACGTAGAACTTAATATCGTCCTGCTCGGTCGTCGCCTTCGCGCCCGTAATATTCGACATGACGATAGCGTGAGGAACGCCCATTGCCGTCGACATGGATTCTCGAGCATCCTGGGTAAGCGGAATATTCTCCAGGTCCTTGATTCCTTCGCCGACATTCTCAACCGTAAACGCGCCGGCTTCTACGACTTTAATCCGGCCGGCTCTGAACTTCCCCTTGAACCACTGCCACCAGGACGCTTCGATGTGATCGCGATCTTCCTTAAGTGTGCCTTTTGGAACGCCGACGATCGTTGCCCGGAGGAGTCCTGAATCGAGCGCGTTCTTTACGTACACGTTCAGAGAGTTAATAACGTTGGCGTCATGCAATGCAGCCATCGCTAGCGAATTGCCGGGACCGATTCCAACGAATGGGTCGCGCTGCCAGAACGGGATAACGAACTGCGCGCTAAACGGCCGTTCTTCATACCCGCCTGTTTCTGTCTGGATTTTACGCTTGTATGTCTCGATTCCTTTTTTGCCTATGACCGGGCTCCATGAACCGATCTCCCACCATTGCAAGCCGGTCATGATACCGTGATCCATCAGTTTCAGGACCGCAGCCTTTCCATCCATAACCTCGCTTGCTTCAATGAGGCTGATGTACTGCTGGATATCCTGGGACCACTCGAGCTCATCCGGAAAATCGTCGCCGTCGCGATCGCTGTCGTATATAGGATCTTCGGCACCGTCTTGGCGAATCGTAAATGGGACGCCTGAAACAGCAGCAGCCCTGAGCTCTATGATAGCTCGAAAGTATCCGATCTTTTGGTATGCCATAAGAACGGAGATCGTTTCATGATCGACCGTTTTACCGAAAAGATCTTCTATAGATGCGACAGGACCGTCGACATATCCGCCGTACGGCATAAAGTTGACGCCTTTCGTGGCGCGTCGCGTCATCGGTGAGATCAATACGGTCTCTGACATATCTTAGTCCTATAAGGATTCTGTAGCAGATTAGCCACTCTAAAATAGCTAATTTCAGCGATTAAATAGCCAGTGCGGTTCTTCCAATTTATCAACGAACCCCGCGTATACTGCGGCATCACCGTAGTCTGTCGATCTGCCGATACGCTTCTTGATATCGTCTTTTGATTCAACGACCAGCGTTCTATCACTCTTTATCTTGTACCTGGGCGCCAAGAGATCATCGACCAGTTTCTGATGCTGGACTCCTAGTCGTAGTTCGCCCTTGCGCAGCATCTCGCGGTAGTGCCACCACATCTGTGCGCGCAAGTCCTTGAACTTGTATAGCGACGCAGTCGGATCTTCGTCTTTAGGATCTGGTTCTTTTGGTTTACCGCCTGATACAATTTCTTTAACCCTGTAGCCGGCTGCGCGCATATTATCTGCGACACCGGCGCCGAGTCCTACTGTATCGACTCCAACCATATCCGCATTTATAGATCGCTCGGCGACCCTGGCTATCGCAAAGTTACTTGTCTGATCGATAGATAGCTGCGAGAATTCCTCGATTTCATATAGTACATTACCGATTTGGTAAGCGAATGTCGTCTTATCGTCCCCATAACGCGCAACGTCTATACCCATCTTATGGCGTCCACCTATCTCCTCCGTTTCGTAAGCTCCATGAATCCACTCGAATTTGATAAGCTGATCCGGGTCATCTGTGAAATCCCAATCGCCTAAAACAAACCGTTTGTATTCAGCTTCCGGCAGCTTTCGCCATACCTCTTTTTGCTCCTCGCTGATATATGGGTTGTCATCAGCCTGTGCTGGCAAATAGAAATAAGGTGCCTCGAGCGTCTTCGTACGCCATGGATTATAGAACCTATCCTTTACCCAGCCCTGCGACGGATTGCACGTGAGGAGTATGATCTTAGGCGGCTGTACCTTAAGTCCCGGAATCGTCCAGGTTCCCATTCGTTCCTGTTGCCGGATAAACGTTTGCTCTTGCAGCTCGTTGGCTTCCTCGTTTACGAAGCCGTTTACCTCAAGTCCGCGAAACCTATCGCCTTCCGGATCGTCTTTTATAGACTCAGGAAAGAATATGATCTGGCTGCCATTCTCACATGTAGCCGTCCATGATGTCTGGTGAACTGATCCGACAAACCGCGGCTTGAACTTATTGAAAGTCGGCAAGAGATTCCGCCGGATAGTTGGCAGATCCTTTCTCGTTATTGCCCACCTGGAGCCCGGGAATACGCGGCATAGAATAAAGATGAGCGAGAGCACGAGCACGGTCTTGCCGCCTCGGATCGCGCCGCCATAGCAAAGATAATTATACTTTCCAGAAAAAAGAGCGCTAGCGAACTGCTCTTGTTTTGGAAATAATTCTATCAGTACTTCTCGCTTCGCCATTTCAGAATATTTCCAGGTCCGGGATGTCTACCGTCTGCCCAGCAAGAGCATGACTACAATCGTTCAGAAATTGGATCTTTCCGTCCGTCACGAAGCTGTGGCATCGGTACTCCGGGAGACCCGGTCGCGTAGCTAAGATAGATGGTTTGATCGTCGGCTTCTCTTCATCGCCGTTCCACGACCACGATCCTTCGCCATTAACCTTCACCATGTGAATGTCATCGCATCCCGGACACCGGAATACCCGATAGGCGTCGTTGCCATTTCGCGCGCGACGTAGTTTCATGGCGTCCCATCCATGCTTAAACTTAACTCTGAACGCGCCTTTGCCATATTCCAAAATCGATACATCATCTTTTCGGCTATCTTCATCTTATCTTTGTCACTGATCTTGTCAGTATGCAATCTAGGCGCTTTCTTAACAATCAATACTCGCGAATATAGGTACTGCGATTTGTCCTCGATCCAAATAAGTCCTGCGTGTGCCGGCACGTCTTCTGCTAATAGCAAGCCAGCTGGAACGGCAAACCAGAAATAATTAGGTCGACGCTTAACAGACGCGTTAGCCAGCCATTCGTGTCGGGACTGAAAGCGTCCGTGTCTACGGAATGGCGTTTTCTTGAAGTCGGCTAGAAAGTCTGATTTTGTGATTTTTATTTCAAACTCGTGGACGAGACCTGATGTCGTAACAGACAAGAGATCAGATTCCCAATCGGCGAAATGCTGGACATTAGGTATAATCCACTTCTGTCCCTTGCCTATGGCAAATCTATACAGGGCGATCTGGATATCACGCTCTGTCATCGCGGTATATCTGCCCGTCGACGTCGATGAACATTGCGCCTACGCCTTCACCAATAGCGCGTCTAATCTCTACCAGCAACGCCTCTGCTTCTGGGACCGATGTCCGGCCGTCATCAAATGATAGCACGGCTATGATCGGATCGTGAGCCGCTGGAACCTGCGACTTGAGTCTTACATACGTCTTTTGCTCGCGTCTACTCTCCGAAATATAGATCGCGGCGTAGAGGCTGACATTATACAGGTTCCTATCCTGCGCCTGGATAAACATGTACGTTCTCCTTATTGCTTTTCAATATCAAGCTGTAGGTCCCGAATAGCCATGTACATGATACTTCTATCCGAGCTCTCGTATGCCAGGTAAAGCTTCCGCACGTGCTCGATCACGTCAGAGCGAAGCTGCCGAACTTTATCATCAGAATTTCGACGATCGAGTATGCGCGCTAGCAGCTCGATGAACGGTTCGTCGCAAGCTATATGCGCAATAATCGTCTCCCGTGTTCGATTAGGCGCCAGTAGCTCCCTGTACACGACATCGAATTTATACGCGTCGCGCTCAATGATAGCGTAGTGGCCCTGGTTCTGGCCAGAATCGATGATTGGTGGCTCGGCCGTACCTGGAACCGGATTTAATGCCGCGTCGATCCTAGGCGATTCTAGGCGCGCCTGGCGCCGCTCGTCGTCTAGCGCATCGAGGATAGTTTTAAGTGCGGCGTCCGTACCAGACGGAACTTCGGCCGCGTCATCATCGAAGCCCCAGTAAGAATCGAATGACTTGCGCTTCCACGGAATCGCATTATAGAACTTAGCGACCGTAACCCATGAAGACTTGACGGTGCCGTCACGATCGTTATGGATAGCAACGCCAATGCCGCCGAATCCATCATCCTCGAACAAAAACCAGGTATCATGGAATACGCGCCACTCCGTAATGCCGCGCTTAACGGCGGCTTCTATAAACTCGGCCGGATGTCGCTCGTAATAGTCCGCGTCGGCGTCTACATTAAACGGAGCTGGACCGAACCAGAATCCCTGGATATTCTCGATCCACGGAAATCCTTGCGCCGCATAATTCTGCAGTCCTTCCTCGCCGTGATCGATAACAGCTATCACCGGCTTCGCGAGCTTGGTTCGCCTAACCAGGTAATATCCTGGTTCTTTTGGCACTTCAGATGTCCACTTCATATCACCTCTACCTGGCGCCATTCTTGCGCGCCTGTTTTCACGTCTATCCATACCTGCTCAAGATAAAAACCGCGGCTCGTCTCCGGAGCATTACGGATTCGAAGCCAGGCAGTAGGAATCCATGGCACGGCCGGCAGTACATCGAGGACGATCGTAGAATCGGCGCCAGGCTCCGACGTCTCCCAGGCAATCAGCTCCTCAAGTTCCGTTCGCCTGACGATGATAGGATCAGCCTGCCGGCCGGCAAGATATACGGCTACGATTCCCGTAACCCATGCAGACTCTACGTCGCGTATCTCGATGATCTCGGCAGGATCGATGTTTCGGACGCGCCTGTAGTGATACGCGCTATGTACATTGCATATCGAATTAACGGTAAGTATCATAAACGCTCCTCAATCGCTTATGTGGATCGAACTTGTTTCGTCTTGTCTTATATGGATTCGGTATAGGACCGCGGCGCGTCTTCCGTTCTGGCTTTTCGGCAGCAGCGCACGGAGCGAACAACCACGGATTCGGCTCATATGATCTCTTAGGACTATCTACATAACCATAGGCGGTACAATCGTGATCGCGATAAAAGGCGGTGGTCGCGGTACCTGGCTCAGATATGTAAAGTCCTGCAGCCATCTTGTTCTCATATCACGCGCTCTTATTCATATACATTTCTGCGCGTTCAAGGTTCATTTTTGCGAACAGGACGTCCATTGCGTTACGCTTCGCAAAATGCCACGACATGGCGCGCGATTCCTCCACCTGGCTCTTGTATAGCTGCATGACGATCTTCTTGTATTCTGGATCTTTGCGCGCCATTTCTTCTGCCCTAGCGACAGATGCTTTGTCGCCCGTCATCTCAATCGCAGCAAAATACTTATCGATCAGCTCTGCCAGTCTTATCTTCCTGAAATGACCCAGGTACTCTACGCGCGCCTTTAGCCGACCCCATTCTTCGCCAGATATACGGACTTCCTCTATAAGCTCGGTAAGCTCGGGACCGATCTTCCTGGCTATTGCCGGATTAACGGCTTTCTCGCGCGCCTGGCTACCATTCCTCATCGATCAAGTATCTAAGCCAGTAATCCGGTAGTATTTGAGTCGATCGCGTGATATCAGGAATATCGACGAAACGCCTTCAAGGTACGGCGTGACGTAGATATCCGGATCATCAGCCGGCCAGTCTTCGATCTTAAGAAACTGCATCGTAGCTACGGGAATAGCTATGATGTACTTTCTGAAATCGAAACCATAATGCTCGCGCAGGTGCCGCTTAAGTGCCTGGAATGGCGTCTCGTGAACTGCCTCGAGCAGTGCAACGAATCGATCGGCCGTCAGGATATTGACGCCTTCGTGCTCTGTAACTACCGTTTCGTTTATCGCCGATAGCATACTCATTTCTTTTTGAACTTGTCTCGTATCGATCCTTTTCTTCTGATCGGCCATCCTTTTTCGTTCGTCACTCTAACATCTGCGCGGTATCCGCAGTTCGTACATTCTTCAACATCTCCGTGAATTCCACTGACTGCCCTGAAACTCCCTAGCGTAAGATCGCCAGCCTTACACCTAGGACATTTTCGCGGGATGATTACCGACCCGGTCATTTTACCTCATCAAACTCTGCGGCAGCTTAATAAACACGCGGTACCATTCTTTGCGTCTGCCGCGGAAAAACTCGTTCGCAGCAGGAAATGACAGGCGCCACTGCCGGCCGGTATTTATCGACTCTACGAGAACGGCGTGGCTCATCCGCGCTATGTCCGACTCGAACAACACCCTAGAACTCAATTTCCTGGTCGCCGATCTTGATTACCTGGCGGACTTCGTGCTCAACCTTGCCGGATAGCTTAAGACGATCCTCGAGCTTTCCGTGCAGCTTCAGGATATCGCGGAGCGCACCGTGCGCATCGTGCAGCGTAACCTCGACCCATTCGTGCTCCCAGTTCTTTCGATCTGTTTTGTCGACATACCGCTGCGTCTTTATCGACTTAATCAGATGCATGTGCTTACGCGCTTCCGGGTCGGCCAGGTTAAACCACACCGATCCATCGTCGTCGATCCTTATGAAAGGCACCATCGAACCGCGCGCAATATCGGTCAAACGCTTGATCGCTTCCTCAGCCGACATGGCCATAGCCGCGAAGCGTTCCGCGATAGCTTTCGCGACCTTTGGATTCTTGAGAGTCGTGCTTGCAGACGATGCGCGCGCAGCATCTGTCCTTGCTCTGAACCCGGCTCTTTCTGCCGCTCTCGTTCCATTGCAATCCTTTACATACTCTTCAACGAACCTGAGTTGCAGCTGCGTTAGGCCGCGCTCGCGTTTGCTCCTCGATTGCCCTGCTGCCGGTATCTGCGTTTCCATATCCGTTTTTAACCTAACTTACGCAAGCTGCGGCACTATTTCCACCGTTCGCCCACGATACCATCGCATCCATAGCCGCAGCTTCATCAACGGCTATCCGGCACCTTAAACATGCGTAGTAAGCCCGGTAGTCGTGCGCTTCGTTACCGCAGAGTGGGCATACCGGCGGAATCGAAAAGATATAGCTATCTAAAAGCGCGAACCTGGATCTACCGCATTCGGTACACCATGCCCACGTTCTCGACATCATGAGCATCGGTTTTCCGCAATGCCACGGCCGACCTTCGCGCTCATCGATCGATCGTATAATATCGAAGATCTGATCGGCGTCTTTATTCGGGATTACTGATTCCACCACGGCCAGCTTTTTTAAGTTTGTCCGATCTTAGATGCATAGGCGCAGCTCCGATCTGCATGATCTGGCTCGCCAGGCGTACCGTCGCTATTTCTGACTTCTACATAGCTGCATCCAGGTTCTCTGCACGCGTAGATCCTCCGGCCGCTCCTCGAACTATTCGATCCGGTTACATCTAACATCGGTCTGTCATGGTGCATTGGCACGCCATCTCCTCTGCCGCCATTGATCGCGTCCTCGAATCTACGGAATATGTCGTACGGCACGATCCCGTATTCTCTCGTGCCGTCGTCATTCCAGATCTCTGTATACGGACAAGTCTTGCATCTGAATACGCGGCGCCCGCGCTGCCTGGTATCTGATTCCAGCGTCGTTACTTCTCGCATCTCCTCATAATCGCAGTGCCGCGGGTAATCTACGGGCGGAACGCTATCGACCGTCCAGCCGCGATTGCGCATGTCGTTCAGAACTATGGCAAGCGTTTCTTCTTCGTAGCTTTTAGTATCGGCCGCATAGCTGATACGATCGAATGCCTCGCGTATATGTCTTATGGCTATATCGCGCTCATCCGTATTCAAAACTACGCCTTTAGTGTAGCTATCGACCTGGGCAGCTGCCTCTCGTAGCGCAATCGCGATATCGTCTTTTCCGGCGGCAAATGCTTTACCTGCAACTCCTCGTACGATATTCGATGCGATATCGATGCCGGCCGCTATGCCGCGGCTCCACTCAGAGCTTGCGATCGCGTTTATAAGCTCGTCTGGATTACTCATTCGAAACCCCAGAAAGCATCCATCTCCGCGATCACGCGCGAATGGTCCTGCAAGTTGTAATAGTACGCAACGTCATCCCACGAACGCAGCTGCGGCTTTTCGGCCGGAGTCACGCAAAAACAGCCGGGATCCCAGTAGACTTTATCTTCGTGGAATATGAAGCCGACCGGATACTGACAGAGCGAGCACCCGCGCATAGACCAGTTCACTATGCCGCGCTCTTTAGCAGCGTTCTTGAATTCTTCGGCCGTCCTTTTCATAGCAGGCAGGCAGAGAGGTTCGCTAGGCGAGAGCAGCAACGACTCCCGGCGTAGCTCGTTCTGAAACGAGGCTCCCGTGTTCCCGCTTCAACGCAAGGCTCTAGCCTGCCATCCTCTCTTATTGTAGCGCGAGTATTCGCCAAGGGCTTACCGCCTGCCGGCTTTTTTATAGCGCCAGGATCATTACGACCATCCCGACAAGTCCGCATATGATGATTGCGGCTGTCAGCAGATCGCCTGGCTGTGGTTCGTTATACAGTTCTAACTCGGTCATTTCTTCACTTTTTATTGGGCCCTAGAACGGCCTAGGAATCACGCGCGCGCGTGGAATGTCGTAGGTCCGGTGATTCCGGTATCGTCGTTCTCAGCTGATCCTGGATGCGTAGGCGCGGCTCCGTTCGACATAATCGGCTCCGGAATTTCGAACGGACCAAGTACGAGCCGCCGGCAGAGCATGTCGGCCGTATCGGCTACGTAGTTTGCGTATAGCTTCTCCGAAACCTCGGCAGCAAGCCTTGCGCCTATCGGAATAGCGAAGTTCAGCGAGTTTGCGAGCTTCGCGACGAAGTACTCGTACTTCGTAAGACCCGAGTATCCATCGACAGCCGGAAAAGCCGGCGACTGCTTAAAATTAACGACGGCGTTCTCGCGCCGCCTAGCATCCATGTCTAAATCTTCTTCGCGCTCCGGCTGCACGATATACTGAAAAGCCTCGATATCGTCAATGCCGGCGACGATGAAGTACGCGAGCGAATCGCAGTCGGTGATCTGCCACGATATAGCCGTCGACCCATTCGGCAACTGCTTGAATGCGTGGATGCTCGAATTCGGTCGCAAGCCGAACGCTGCGTGGATGAGCGTAATTCCGGTAAGTCCGCCGGGATTGTCGATCGACGGCATGCCTCCGCACGGGATCTCCTCGTCTCCTCGGATTCGGATGTCTTCGGCGTCGACCTCGAAGCCCAGGTTCAAGCGCCTGAGATCGCGCGCAAAGTTCTCAACAATCTTGATCCTCTCTTCTATCTCCCGCAGACTAGCATCTGCTTTGAGATCTTCTTGCCGCGCGTTATAGTCGTCGACTATTGCCTGCGCCCAGCCTGGAAGTGCCGTGGTATTCATTTTTGCTCCTCACCTTGTTGATGTTGCGACAAAGCCGGCGCCAACCTTATCTGACTCCGGCTCCCAGTTGTCTTCGATAAAGAATTGAATCTTTGAATCCAGGCATAGCGGAATCAAATACCTGAGATTTGAAATGCATTCCCTGTAGCATATCATCTCGATAGGTAGAATGAGGATGCGCTCATCGCCATGATCCAGGTCGACTGTTGGCAACTCCTCTATGCGGTCCGTGAATGTCTTAAAGACATGCACCATCCAGAACCCGCCTGCAATTACGCCTGCATACTCCCAGTCGAAGCACCTGCCTGCTTCTTCATAGCCTTCGCGGCGCATTGCATCGCTTGGAACCTCGTTCTCACCGATCCCGCCACCAAACCCGTTTAGCAATCCTCTCTGCCATTCTGGACGCTTCTTTCGCATGAGCGCGATCTTACGCTTATCGCGCGAGAATACGAATCCCAGGCAATACTCTTTACGCGTAAGGACGTCGCCCGTTACGCTGGCTAGTTCAATCGGCATCTTCTTTATTCACGGCACGCATCGACATGCGCTCCATTAATTTTGTATTGCTCGCCTGGACGGCAGCGACGAATAGCGCATTCCACTCATCGCGGCGATCTTTGAAATCCTGGTAATCGGCAAGGTGCTGCGTATAGAACTTGATAGGACCTTCCATCGCATTAACGACTCCATCGATCTGGAGGTATATCTTATAACGCTTGTCTGATAGCGAGATATATGTGGAGCTATTCGGATCGGCTGCTTCGTTAAGTACGCGGAAGAATACGTCTGGATGCGCGCTCCCGCAGAACGAACAGCAGCTATCGCCATTCGGCCGCGGTATCCAGAAATCACTGTCTTTATCGCGAGACCACGGACCGACTTCGAGAATGCGCCGTGGACACGTCTGCGGCGCGTATCTCCCGATATACCTGCGGTCAAAATCTTTATACCAGAGGCGGAATAGCCACTTTGCTCTATTTAAGCGCGCCAGCATGGAGCGTAGAGCGATCCTGGCAGACAGTCGCTTTAAGTACCTTGCGTAAGCGTATGGATTCGCTCGCTTAGGTACGCGCTGGAGATCGTGGACGGTCTTCCTGACATTCATCCAGCATCACTCCAATCCATATTGTCGACGCCGCTAGACGCTTCCTCGCGACAAGCCTCTATGTATTCGGATTCGTCCTCGAACGAATCGCTGTTGACTGCGTCGACTTTCAAAATAATATTGTCGATCTCATCGACTAGCTCGCGGCACTTGTCCGCCCTGGCCTGAAGCAGCTCGCCAGTCTCGGACTCCTGGAGCTGATCCGGCATCGAGCTTTTTTTTGACTCCTGCTCATCTGCCAGCGATTTAAGCTCTGACTTAAGCTCCTCGAGCTTGTCCTTGATATCCTCGGCATCCGTCGCGCCGGATACATCGAAGTCTTCCTGCAGCGCATAGAATTGCTGTAAGAAGTCGCTCCTTGTCAGCTGCGAAGGCTTTGGCGGCGTCTTAGAAAAAGACTTAGGAGCAAATGCGAACTGCCACCAGTAATAAGAGTCGCCAGCCGCTATTCCGGCATGCGGAACTGCCCTACGAGCCTTTTTGACGAAGTGAACGCGTGGCATGGAATCCTCATGTATGCCCAGTAAAAATGATTATACTATATAGTAAGCATACGCAGAATAAAATGCCATATCGTTTGTAACATGTTAATAACTTAACAGGTACCTAGGTAGCCGGCGTGTTACAAACGAGGTTTAAGAATCGACTGGATTTACTTTGAAGTAGAACTGCTCGACGCCGTCACTATTGCCAGATCCGTTGTACGTCCAATTGCCCCGGCCGGTACCTGCGACGGCTACCTTATGAACGTAGTAATAGGTACCTAATGGACTCTCGGTTAACTCAACGCTTGTCTTCGTTACGACAGCTTGCCCTTTCTCTCTTATCGTAAGCACGATCTGACTAGCGGCGCCGGTTATAGCAGCGCCTGCCTCATCCTTTGGCGCCCAGGCTAGCTTAAGACCATCGCCGACATCGAGTCCATCGGCTGGCGTTACGTTAGTCATTACTTTGAGAAACGGTTTTATACGCCGTTCTGCGTGTGGTTAACGTAGACCGTCAGCGTATCGTTCGCCGTTTTCTCGAATGCGGTCAGGTCGAATCCGGTAAGAACCGCGTCTGATCCGGCACCGGCACCCCATGACGTCACGCTTGCCTTTGAGATAGCACCGGCATCGATAGACGGGTCGTTGAAGTCGGTCTTGGTATAAGAAAACTTCCAGCTGATGACGTCTGCTCCCGAGCCCGTATTGTCAGAATCGGGATCAGCAGTCCGCGGCCAGTTCGTGGCAACCGCTTTCTCGGAACCGG